TATGGTTACCCCTAGGAGGAGTTGACTAATGGGAAAACCAAAACTCCATAACCCAGTAGAACTGGGCAGTAATTACGGACATTTAAAATTGGGTCATGTTAATCTTAATAATACTTATGCAGGGGTTAACTCTAAATACCAATACAGGTTATAATGCTACTTTATTACCTGTCCTTTCATTCAAGAGAATTGGTGAAGATACTGCGTTTGATGTTCCAGCAGGAACTAAAGTTATTCAGGTTATTGATTGTGTAGGTAAAAATTAATGGCAGAAGAAAAGTGTTACTCATTTAATAATTTCTCCAACACTGAAGGTGAGGTGCGCCTTAGTGATGTGATGAAAAATAACGTGAAAATGTCAGTTATTATTCGCAACATTTTTCCAAATTCATTTAAGAGATCTCATTACACCGGTCTCCAGATGACTGGTAAACTTGCCGGATCAACTATCAATAGTGCTCCCGCATGTTATCAAATTTTGTGTGGGGAGCAACCAGTTAATGGTATTTCATTTGTTGCATATGCAGAAAATGGTGACATGATTATTGGAGCTCCAAAAGGAAGAATCAGAATGTTTGCTCAAGATATTGATATCATCGCTTCAGGTAATGGTACAGACACTGGATGGGTTAATATCTTATCCAATGCAAAAGTAAATTTAGAGTCAGGAACTGTTCAGTTGCAATCTGCGGATGCTTTAAGCTTAGGCACAGAAAGAAATTTAAATTTAAATGTTCCTGGAAGATTTAAAGTTACCTGTGGATCGATGAAAGTTGTTGAGGGTTCTGATATATCTCCTATCACCAGTCCTCTTGGAAGTGGAGCAAATACAATTCTTCAACAAGTAGAAGGTCTTAAGAAGTTGATTCAAAGTATAACATAAAATGGAAGTTACAGATCTACACGTAGGAAAACAATTACAAGTTGTTGGTAATTTACCTGGTGGTCTTCCTGGTTTACCTAATGTTGCACATGGAGTTGGAGCTCTAGCAGTTCCTGGTTCTGGTTGGTTTGATGGCAGTCTCCATGTTGGTTCTCCTCTGTTTGTACCATTTGAAACAACAGTTGGATTTTGTAGACCGCCAGAAACAAATCCAAAGGCACTTGCAAAATCTATTCTAACAATATCAAGTCGAAAGTTTCCACCAACACCAATTGATGTAGTTGTTGGAGATCCAGTAGGACCCGTTGGTATAAGCGTTAACTCTATTTTAATTAATATTATCTCACCAATTACAAATGGAGTTGGACTTTTAAATTGGGTAGGTGCCAAAACTTTTACAGGAGTCAAGCAACAGACTGGTGTTGAACTCAGAGTTGGTGCTGTTGCTGATGCTGGAAAAGAAGCAACTGTTGGAAATGTTGCAGAGAGTGGATCAAGAGTTATTAATGGATCTCTGGTAGTAAATGGTGCTACTCATATTAATGGATTCTTATCTTTCTTGAGTTCAATTGTAGGAACAACTAAACTATTTGATATCAAACATCCAAATAAAAAAGGTTATAGATTAAGGCATAGTTGTCTCGAAGGTCCAGAACATGCCGTTTATTATCGTGGTAGATTAATTGATAATTATGTGATAGAATTACCCGAATATTGGCATGGTTTAATCAATCCAGAAACAATAACAGTAAACTTAACTCCACATGGTACATATCAAGAATTATTTGTACAGAAAATTGAGTGGGGATCTAAAATTCATATTATGAATAATTCTGGTGGACCAATTAATTGCAGTTATACAGTTCATGCGGAACGAATTGACATTGCAAATTTAGAAATAGAATATGAGAGTGATGAAATTATACATCAAGAATTGGAGAAGAAATAAAAATGGGAATCGCATCAGATATTATTTCAGATTTAAGTGAAAAGAAACAACAAGCGTATGATGGTATTGAGTTTCTTCAAAAGAATATTGTATTAAAGGATAGTATATACAAAGAAAGATATGATGCTGTGATTGTAAGCATTGACGGAGATCTTTTTTCTGATGTAAAAGATGTTAATGACAAACTTCAAAATGTAAGATCTGCATATGCAGATAGAATATCAGTAGGATGTAGGACTGATATGTTTTGGCGAGTCATTGGTTTAAGTACCACACCAGTACCAGGAGGTGGGGGTGGAGTTAATTCTTATTACAATTTACAAGTTACTAGATTATCCATTCCTGGATATTCAAACGCTGGCATTGGATCGACAAGTGGAGTTGGTCTTGGTATTAATGGAAGCGTTGCATTTTTAACTTCTTCTGGAGGAATCACGACATATCCACCAAGAAGTTTATTTGGATTTGAGGAGAAGAACTTGTATGGTATCAAGTATTATGATGAACCATCTCAAAAGGATATTGGAGATACCTTTGTAACAAGTTTTATTGGAACAATCAGTATAGGTTCCAGTATTCTTACCGTAATGTCCCCAATTGGATCTGGAGTTACGATTGGTATTTCTTCTGGACAACTTATTTCTGCTTCAAAAGATGGTATATTTGCAGCAGGTTATGGAGAGATTGTTGGATTAGGAACGACTCTTGCTGACTTGAGCACTCTTTCTGGTGTTGGAAACACTGTTGGAGTTGGAACCACAACTGAAGTTGTTAGTAGAATTATATTAAATTCGGTTGTTGCAATTGGCGCTTCATCTCCGGAGCAAGATGGTTCGTATGTAACTTTTGTTGTTTCTGAAAGTCCAGCAGGAATCGGTACAACCGCGATTAGTTATTATAGAATTGAATTTGCATCAAATCCATTCAGTCCACAAATCATAGGTATCATGACGAGCGGACAATATGGAATTGGTAAGTCTGTTTTTTATGATAACTCTGGGTATAATTCAAATACCCAATCTTGGAAACCAGAATTTGCAAGACCTCAATTGAGCAGCAGTCAACCAGCAGTCACAGAACCAAATGTTGGGGCAGGAAAAATCTATTATCCAGTGGGATTCTCAAGTTATCCATCTCTTCCTTCATCTGGAACTAGAGCTGCGGAGGGAACTATTATATCAGTTGATGTCACTCTAATTGGATCAACAACTCTTTACACAAATGCATCTGCATGTCCAACACAGGAAACTAATCTGACAAATGCAATCAATACAGCAAACGCTGCAGAGTCAAGTATTCAATCTGGTCTTGGTGACTTTGGTTATAAAATTAATGCAGTGAATGCTTTTAGAGATTTGAGAACTGATATTCAATTAGAGATTTGGGGTAACCGACAGGCAATTGATGGTCTTGCAGATGATATAGATAAGTACGATACTGCCATTGAGTATCTTGGAGTTACAACTATTACATCACTATTACCATGATTACCTTAAACCATCCTTCAATTAAAGATTATAACCTAAACCTTGAGGGTTTATTTGGACCAGAGAACGCGGTGTTTTTTCGTGGTAGAATCACAAGTCAAAACGAAATTAAACTACCAAGTTACTGGGAAGAGTTTGTTGAGCAAACATCAATTTCTGTACACTTAACTCCGATTGGTGCCCATCAAAATGTAATCATTAAAAGAATTGGTGAAAATAAAATCTTCCTCCAATCAAGCGGTGGAATGCCAATCGATTGCTATTATCTGATCATTGGAGAAAGAAAAGACATACCAAGATTAAAGGCAGAGCAGAGGGTTGACACTGAGGAGTAAGTCACCTATAATAACCAGGTAATCAACAAACGAACCAATGCAAGATGAGTATCTGACAAGCTGCGTGGTTGATCCAGTTAAGCGAACTGTCTATCTTTATTCTAATGAAGGATCAGAAAAAGAAGTGGCATGTGAAACTGTCGAAGAGTTTATGAGCGTATTAGAATTTGTTCGTTCTACTGTAGACGAAAAAACTCTTTCATATACCAATCCTCTATGAATTTTTATAAGATTTCATATAAAGCACTGAAAGAAGAACCAGTCAAAACCACACCAGAAAACGTTCAAGAGGCAAATGAAGCACTTTTTACTGCAAAGTGGAATTTACCAAAAGCAGCAAAACACTGCGGAATGTCACATAAAGAAATGAAATTGACATTCTGGGAGTATCTCAAGTATAATCCTATCACGTATCAAGTGTGATTTTCTGCCCGTGTAGCCCAGCGGAAGAGGCACGAAACTTAAAATTTCGCAAGCGACAGTTCGAATCTGTCCACGGGTATTAGGGGTTTTAACCAACCTCTAAATAATCAAAAGTAGGAAATGTCCTATGAAATACCGCATTGATGCCAGATACGTTTGGTACAATAAAGGAACAGAACTCGTTCTAATGTATTTCATTGAAGGTGTTCCATTTACTTTTGATGATGTTCCAGAAAGTCATTTGTACGATTTGGAAATTCTTGAAGCAGCAGATAAAGAACGCAGATACGAACCAGAGGATTTGTACAGAACATCATTCTATTTGATTGATGAACAGTGCCACCCTTTGATGTTTGAACTGGAACTGGAAAACCCAGAAATGCTACCTCAAGATTAATTTCTGCCTCATAAGCATTAAATTGATGCACGACCTTTGTAACGTCGAGAACTCGGGGAGGTACCGGGATGGGGCTCTTAGTTCATAAAAGAACTCATATGTCATTAATATCACAAAGAGACAGGCAACTTGCCATTGAAGCATTAGAATACTATCGTGAAGATACGCTTCGTAGAGAACAAGCATTTAAAGATCTTGGTATTTCTGATGTTCATCTAAATGATGCTTTTATGATGGAGATAAATGCTCTCATCAACTGGGTGAAACTGGAGTATCAAAAGAATGAAAATTAATCTCTGGTGGTGTAAGGATATGGGACAGTGGCGATGGACTTTATGCGATGATGTACGTCCGATAGTTCGTCAGGAATCAGGACAAAGACCAAATCTGCGTGATGCTATGAATGACGTAGCAATTACAGTGGAATATATACTTGACGACCCTAAAAAATTTTGATAATATATAAAAGGCGATACTAAACCAAACCCCTTCCGTGTGCGGCAGAACCTCCTTTCAGGAGGTTTTGTTGTATGATAAATAATCCATAACAGAACTATAGTGCTAATAAGATGCCTCTCAGTCGTTTAGATAATTTCCTCAAAAATGCACGCGGAAATATCTTATATGTAAATCCAAATGATTTAGATGCCACAGATAGTATTGAAAATCAAGGTAATTCACTGACTCGTCCCTTCAAAACGATTCAACGTGCATTAATTGAAGCATCTAGATTTTCCTATCAAAGAGGACTTGATAATGATAGATTTGGTCAAACCACAATTCTTGTTTATCCTGGTGACCATTTAATTGATAACCGTCCTGGATGGATTCCTGATGGCACAAATAGTTTTAAGTTGAGAAATGGTACAACATCAAGTGATTTTTCTCAATTTGATCTTTCAACAAACTTTGATTTAACGACTGATGGTAATGCACTTTATAAATTAAACAGCATCTATGGTGGGGTAATCATCCCAAGAGGAACCTCTCTGGTTGGATTGGATCTCCGTAAGACTAAGATTCGTCCAAAATATATTCCTAATCCCACAAATGATAATATTGAAAGATCTGCTATTTTTAGAGTAACTGGAGCTTGTTACTTCTGGCAGTTTTCTATTCTTGATGGTAATCCAAGTGGAATAGTCTATAAAGATTACACTACAAATACTTTTGTACCTAACTTCTCTCACCATAAACTGACTTGTTTTGAATATGCTGATGGTAAGAACCCTGTAGATATTGATGATGCATTCTTAACGTATAGTACAACCAGAACTGATCTGGATATGTATTATGAAAAAGTAGGTCTTGTATATGGTCCTTCATCTGGTCGTGAAATTGAACCAGATTATCCATCATCTTCACTTGATATTCAACCTAAGATTGATGAGTATCGTATTGTTGGTCCTACCGGAGGGGAAGTAGGAATTAGCAGCATTAGAGCTGGAGATGGTACAACTTCATCTACAATTATCACAGTTACAACAAACGAAGCATTTGAAGAAGTTGCTGTAGATACCGCAATTCAAATTAATGGTGTGACTGCAACTGGATACAATGGACAATATGTGGTAAGTGATGTCGTAAGTTCTACAGAGTTCAAGTACAACGTTTCATTTGCTCCTGCAAACCCACTTCCAACTCCTACCGGGTCAACGGTAAATCTTTCTGTTGATACAATTTCCTCTGCATCGCCATATATTTTCAACATCTCTTTGAGATCTGTCTTTGGAATGTGTGGTCTTCATGCAGATGGAGACAAGGTAGATGGATTTAAGTCCATGGTTGTAGCTCAATTCACTGGAATTGGACTACAAAAAGATGATAATGCTTATGTAAAGTATGATCCAAATAGTGGAACATATAAAGACTCTACTTATGCTGGTAATGAGAATCTTCATAGCGATTCTCTAGCAGTTTATAAACCAACATACGAAAACTATCACATCAAGTGTTCAAATAATTCATTACTACAAATTGTCTCTGTATTTGCAATTGGATTTGCACAACACTTTGTTGGTGATACTGGTGGTGACCAATCTATCACAAACTCTAACTCCAATTTTGGTTCAAAGTCTCTGATTGCATCTGGATTTAGAAAAGAAGCATTCCAAAGAGATGATGTAGGTTACATCACTCATATCATTCCACCAAAAGAATTAACAACTTCAAATATAAACATTGAATTTGATGCGATTGATGTTGCAACTACTGTTGGAGTTGCGTCAACGAACAGACTATACTTATATAATAGAACCAACCAAGATGTTATTCCCGATAATGTTATTGAGGGATATCGTATTGGTGCAAAAGAAAATGACTTACTTAAGTGTCTGATTTCTCAAGGTGGATCTGCGACAGAGTATTCTGCAAGAATTGTTATTCCAAATACTCAATTTACATCAGAAGAAGTAACATCAGAAAAGAAATTTATTATTGGAAGATCTGCAGGAATCAATAGTATTTCTTCTAACGTCATCACACTCACAAGACCACACAGTTTCATCCAAGGTGAATCTGTTCGTTTCTTAAGTGATAGTGGTCAACTTCCTGATGGTCTTGAGAGCAATAGAATTTATTACACGATCACTTCTGGAATTAGTTCAAATCAAATTAAAGTTGCGAAGACTTTAAATGATGCGCTTAATGGGCAGCAACTTACAATCAATGACAAGGGAGGAAGAATCTCAGTTGTTTCTAGAGTTTCGGATAAGAACTCTGGTGATACTGGACATCCAATTCAATATGATTATTCTCAAGGTCAATGGTATATTAATGTAGCAACTGCAGCGACTGATAATAATCTATATTCAACAATTGTTTCTCTTGGAACTACGACTCTTGGCGCTGCAACTCCAAGAACATACATCACAAGACAACCAGATACAAGAAACCTAGGTGATACGATCTACAAACTAAGATATGTTATTCCTGCTGGATCTGGAATTACATCCGCAAGACCTCCAATCGATGGATTCGTTATTCAGGAATCTAATGACACAACTGGTGCAACCAATACTGAAGTTCAGACTTACTTTAGTTCAACAACAGTTTCTCTGACGAATATAAGTGAGCAAAGAAACTTTAAGTTTATTGCAAATGCGACTTGGGATGGTACACATGCATACTATCAAACAGAATTACCACATAATCTCTCTGTAGGTTCTGTTGTTGAAGTATTGAATGTAACCAGCACTAATAACACTACAGGTATTGCAAGTGTTGGATTCAATAATACATTTAGTGTAATTGGAATCAGCAGCACAAAATCATTCCATGTTGCTCTTGGAGATAATCCTGGAACATTTACAAATGATACTACAAATAGAACAACAGCACTACCAAAATTTAGTCGTAAGAGATTTAATGATACTTATTACATCTATCGATCTCAAGAGATTCAAAAGTATGTTCCTGGCGAACAGGATGGTGTCTATCATTTAGTTGTTCTGAATGCTTCAAACAAACCAACAGTAACACCATTCTCTGGACAAAACTTCTCTCAACCAGTTCAAAATCTTTATCCTCAAACCAATAGAGATAATCCAGCATCTGATCCTCAGGAGTCAGTATCATATGCACTTGCAACTCCTGTTGGACAAGTTATACTTGATGATCCAAAACATAGCATTACAAAAGAAACAGTTAATAAGACTTTAGATGATGTTAATGTTGGTTTTGGAATTACTAATATCATTTCAAATCTAACTGGGACTGCACATACGATTCATACAACCATCGATCATGGATTGAATCGTATCACTTCAGTTAGTATTGGAAATAGTGGAACTGGATATGGAAGTGGATCAGCAGTTTCACTTTACAATGCACGTCTGGTAGGATTTGCTGGATCAACAACAGGTAATTATGCGACTGCAAGAATTATTGTTGATGGTATTGGCGGAATCACCGCTGTTAAGATTATGGATGGTGGTTCTGCCTATGGAATTGGTAATACTCTTGCTGTCGTAGGTGTTGCAACCACATCTGGATTTGTGCAGGGATACGTCACTGTTACTGATGTCTATGACAACACTGGAGACGTAGTTAGAATTACTGGTGTATCTTCTGAATCTCAATCTCACTACAATCAACTCTATAGAATTACTTCTGTTCCTGTTGGATCAACAAAGATAGTTAATGTTGCATCTGCATCAACAGTTGGAAATGCAAACACAACTGGAGTTGGTGCTGATCTAACAACAGATGCATTTGGATATATCACTGGTGAGGCTCTGAATGTAACCTCCCTGATCTATGATAACGTCTCAGGATTAGCAACAGTTACTACGGCACAAAGACATGGACTTCGTGTTGATAATAAAATTCGTATTTCTGGTGCTGATAATGATTTCTATAATAGAAACTTTATTGTAACTAGAAATACTGATCTGAATAATTTTGTAATGAATATTGGAGTTGGCACTGTAGCACCTTCAACATCAGGAACTCTCTATGTTTACAGAAATGGTGTTACTTCTAATGAAGGAAATGTAACGATTGAGAATGAAAACATTGGTGGTCGTCAAGTTGTAGAGTATGCAGGTATCACAACAACACTATCTGCAGTTATTTCAAGTGCTACTGCAACAAACATCGAACTTCAAAATATCTCAACACTTGATGTTAATATTGGAGACTATCTGTTAATTGATGACGAACTTGTAAGAGTTAAGACAACTGTAACGACAAATCCAATTTCGGTCTTCAGAGGTGTCCTTGGAACAAGAGCAACAACTCACCTTATCAATAGCGTTGTAAGAAGAATTCATGTAAATCCTGTTGAATTCAGGAGAAATTCGATTCTTCGTGCATCAGGTCATACGTTTGAATATCTTGGTTATGGTCCTGGTAACTACTCAACTGCACTTCCAGAGCGTCAAGATCGTCAACTCTCAATAGCAGAAGAGTTCTTATCACAATCAATTAAGTATGATGGTGGTATCGTTGTTTACACTGGTATGAATAGCGATGGTGACTTCTATATTGGTAATAAAAAAGTCAGCTCTGCAACTGGTCAGGAAGAAGTCTTTGATGCACCAATTCCTACAATCACTGGTGAAGACCTTGCTCCTACTGGCGTCAGTATTGGATTTGATGTCCTCTCACCACTTGAAGTTTCGATCAGTCGTTCACTAAGAGTTGAAGGTGGTCCAGACAACAATATCATCTCTGAGTTTGATGGTCCTGTTATTCTGAACAACAAACTGACTTCCACATCTGATAAAGGTATGGAAGCAGCATCGATCTTCCTACAAGGCGATGCAACAGTTTCTAGAAAGTATACTGTTGGTATTTCAACTCCATCACTTGCAGGAAACCCAGGAGATATTGTTTATAATGCAAATCCATCCAAAGGTGAATATCTTGGTTGGGTATACACCAATGAAAACGATTGGTATCGTTTTGGTAATGTAAGTCTATCACAGAGTAGCAATATTGTACTCTTTGATCAGGTTGGTATTGGAACAACATCTGTTGGAAACCTAACACTCAAAGTTGGATCTGGTTCTTCTGAATTTTCCGTGAATGGGTCTGGTGAAGTTGGTGTTGGAACAACATCAACACAAGGATATAAGATGTATGTGAATGGTTTAGTTTATGGACAATTTGTTGGTGATGGCGCTGGACTTACAAACCTTGATAGTATTTGGGTTGCGGACTATACAAACACTTGGATTTACACCAGAGACAATACAGATCACAAGGTTGGCATTGGTACTACAATTGGAGTCACTGCACAACTACAAATTGCTGGAACTGCTGCAACATCTCTGTATGTTACAAATGGATCACGTTTTATTTCAACTGCAACATTTGAAACAGAGGTATCAGTTGGTGGAACACTTACATCAACTAAGTTTAGGTTAGATGGTCCAACAAATGGATACATTCGCTCTGGAGTTACAACGTCTAACATCATTAACGTTGGAACTGGTGGGACTGTATTTAATGCTGTAGCTTCAACTGGAAATGTTGGTATTGGAACCTCAGTTTCAAGATCTAATCTTGATGTTGAAGGTAGAGTCAGACTCAAGACATACCATGAGCATGTACATGCGGTTACAAGCTCTTCAAATGTTGTAACGATTGACCTTTCTGAAGCACAGAACTTTACTCTCACAGTCACACAAAATGTAAATCAGTTTACGATTATAAATGTTCCCTCCGAATCAAGTTCTTTCACCATCAAGATTACTCAAGATTCTACTGGTAATCGCGCAGTTGGAATTGATACTTTCAAAACTTCTGGTGGTGTAGATATTCCTGTTTATTGGCCAGGTGGTGGAGTTCTCCCAATTGTCACACCTACTGCAAACAGATCTGATATCTATTCTTATAAAACATTTGATGGTGGCGGCACTTTCTATGGTGTTGTTGGCGGTCAAAATTTCCTTAACTGAGGCGATAGTAAATGATTAATTTTAATAATCAGCAAACAAGTTTAGATCTTAACGGTCCAATTCTCTCTTTTACTTTACAACCTTCTAGTGTAACAGTTTGTGCAGGATTAGCAGCAACTTTTACTGGAGTTGCAACAGCTATCTTCCCAACTCAAACACCTAATAATCCAGCAACAAACACAGGATTTGTAACCTATCGTTGGTATGATCAAAATGGACCATTGTTTGATGATCCCCCTGGTGCTGGGCAAGGTGGTTTAACAATTAGTGGAGCTGGAACCACAGTTTTAACTCTATATGGTAACACACGTTCTCGCAACATATACTTATCAGCTGATTATGTTCCTTCTGCATATGGTGTTATTGGTGTCGCAGTAACTGTTGGAAGTGCTCGCTCAACTGGTAATGCTGTTAATGAATTCTTCGCTAGCAACACAGTTTCATTAAATGTAAATCCAAATATTTCTATCACAACACAGCCATCTGATGTTTCAGTTGCTCCAAGTCAGAATGCACAATTTTCTACTCTTGCAACTGCGACAGATGGAACTCCTGTATCATATCAATGGTTTTTAAATGGAGTTAGTCTTTCAGATACAACATCAGGTACAACACAACAAACAGTACCAGTTTCTGCTAAAATTAATGTTACTCCTCTTCGAACAACTGCTTTTTTAGATAATACGAAAGTAATAGATTTTAGTCAGACATTAGTTTACAATCAATTTGTACCACGAGGAGAGTATACTCTTACTTCAGACTCGAATGTACTTGTAAGAGTGATTGCCGTTGGTGGAAGTGGTGGTAGAAGTGGAGAAAGAGACTTTGCTGGAGGATCGGGAGGCATATCTATTGGTTATCTTACAATGTATGCTGGCACAGTATACAGACTTTTAGTTGGAGGTCCGGGAGATCATGGTAGTAGAGGTTCTTATGGTGGAGGAACTTTTTTAAGACAAACAGGTGGTAATGCAAAATCACGCGATGGTGCTTATCCTGGCGGAGGAGGAGGTGGAGGTCTTACAGGACTTTATTTTAATCATCAATATGAAAATCTTTTTCTTACTAGTAGGATCTCATCGAACGCCAATTCTGCTACAATCATAATTGCTGGTGGTGGTGGTGGTGCATCTAACTCTGCTGAAGGTGGTGCTGGTGGTGGATTGACTGGAGGAGATCCCAGTGGAACAAATGGAGGAACTGGAGGAACTCAAAGTGCAGGGGGAACGGGAGGAACTGGTATCGCATTTAATGGATCTGCTGGATCTGATGGATTTATTCTAGCTGTAGGTGGTGGAGTAAAACCAAGTGGTGGTGATGGGGTAGCTGGTGGAGGTGGAGGATATTATGGAGGTGGTGGAGGAGGAGCGCACGATGTATGTTGTGCTGATGGAGCTGGCGGTGGAGGGTCTGGTTATCTTAACCTAAGCTATCTTGACAGCTCATATGCAAACACAATTACAAATGGAGTTCGTGGCGGAGGAGGTGGAAGTCAAATTCCAGGACAACTCTCAGTTCCTGCTACTGGAGGATCTTTTCAAATTGAACTTGTATCAACAACATCATCTGCAAATATCGCAGTTAATGGATCAACCTCTCCAAATCTAACATTATCATCTAACTCTGAGGGATTAAATCAAGTTCAATGCGTGGTGAGTCATCCAACAGCATGTAACTCACCCATCCTGTCTCGTACAGCGAACTTCCAAGTTCGCTCACCAAGACAATTCATGAACTTTGAGTCTATTGTTTCATCTAGTTCTGCTATTTTAAATTCTATTAATCTTTTTGGTAATACAATTGTAATTGGTGGAGAAGGTGGAAGGTGGTCAGGTGCAGAAATATTTTTACCGCGCAATTTAATTTCTTTTTATGCACCAGAACGTGAAGTTAGAGTTCGGATGGAATTGCATGGTGGTTCTGGATCTGATTCTGGATCCTATTTGGGTGGACGTGGTGGTTTTTCCGTAATTCAATTTACCATGAAGAAAAATGAAGAATATGTATTTGCAGGTTTGAATGCAACTTCTCCTGGAATTTTCTTATATAGAAAGTCAAGTTTAATTGCAAGTATTGGTAATGGTGGTGATGCCTCATCTTCTGGAAATGGTGGAAACGGTGGAGGTATAGGTATTGCTGGGGAAACAGGAGGCGGCAAAGGAGGTGGAACTGGTGGAATATCTTATGCACCAGGCACACTTCCTTCAAGTGGAGGTATTTTTGGATCTCTAAGTAGTTTTAAATCAACGAATGGAGCTGACTCAATAGCTGAAGCGCCTTTGGGTGGTAGAGCACTTCCATGTCCAAGAGGAAATCAAACAGTCTCTCCATGCACAGATCTTGGAATTTCTAAATTTTTATGGGGTCAATCATCTCCAATTTTAAACACCGCTGAAATTGATCGCGGATTTAAACAAGGTTATGGTATTCGTGATACCCCTGGACGCGGTATTTCTGGTGGTGGAAATGGTGGTGGAGGAACAACTGGTGGCGCAGGTGGAAGTGCAGGAGGAGGTGGAGGGGGTAGTGGATACACTGATGGATCAGTAACTGTTGGACCATCTTACTTGGGAAGAAGTGCTTTTCGCGCCGCTACAGTTATTATCTTCTTAGCACCAGTTACCCCAGTTACCCCAGTTACCCCTCCTATATGTATTCCTATTTCAATATCCTCAGTATATGGAACTGGTTTCCAAGGAATTATTCTTTATGCAGATGGTACACGACAAACCGCTCCTAATCAATCCACTTCATTCATCACAGCAGGAAAAACATCGCTATCTAGCGTTTCATTCACTAACCCTAATGATGTAACAAGCACTTATGGAGTGCTGTTTGATAATATTATTGGTTATTATAGAGATATTCTTCAAAGATATCCAGATGCGCCTGGATTTGATTTTTGGGTTCAAGAGTTTGTATCAAGTTTAGGTGGTTATACAAGTTTTGACGTTTTACGATCTGCAATTGTTTCAGCCGCTACCACAAATGGTGAATTAACAACTCTAGCACTTAAAGGAGGAATAGTTGGAGTTTACGATAGTTGCAATAAACTTATATAATAAATAATAAAAAAAGGGTGGAGAGTGAAACCCAATGGCTGTTAATAAGAATTTCGTTGTTAAGAATGGTCTTGAGGTAAACACTAGGCTCATTCTTGCAAACGCAAATACCAACAAAGTTGGTATCGGATCTACAGGACCAAGATTTGAATTAGATGTTGCAGGAGGAATCGGTGCTACTGATGTTTATGTCAGTGGTATTGCAACAGTCATTGGTGAATTTAACATAGGTTTGAATGGAACAACTTTAACAGGTGTTGGAGGTTCTGTTGGTATTGGAACTGCAACACCTGGTTTCTTATTAGATGTTCGCTCTCCAGTATCAACAGGGCAAACAGCACTTTATGTTCAAGGCGATGTAAGAATCACAGGTGATTTATCTGTTGATGATATTGTTTTTGATCAAGCAACAATCAACAATCTTACAGTTTCTCAAGGAACTCAGACTCAGTTTTTAACAGTAACTGGAGTTTCAACTTATAATGGAAACTTAGATATCAATGCTGCTGTAGATGTTTCAGGAACATTAAATGTTGGCGGCGCAACAACTATTGGTGGATATTTTGATGTAAATGCAGCATCAGATCTGTCTGGAACTTTAAATGTTGGCGGCGCAACAACCATCGGTGGTTACGTTGATATCAATAATAGTATTGACGCAAGTGGAACACTTAATGTAGGAGGAGCAACAACTATTGGTGGATATTTTGATGTAAATGCAGCATCAGATCTGTCTGGAACTTTAAATGTTGGCGGCGCAACAACTATTGGTGGATATTTAGATGTTAATTCAGATACTGATATTAATGGTACTCTTAAAGTCAGTGGAATCACAACTCTAGGAACAGTTAAAATTGCTTCTGGTATCGTTACTGCTGCCTCTGGTATTGTTACATATTATGGTGATGGTTCCAAATTAAATGGTGTTATTGGTGGTATTGGAATTAATACTACTGGAGGACTTGTTGGTTTTGGTGTTACTTATCTTCACTTAAAAGGTAGTGGAGTTTCCACTGCTTTCTATGATTCAAATGCAGGTATTGCTACAATCTTCTTCCAAGGAGGTGGTGGAGGTGCAACAGTCAGTATTGGAACTCAAGCACCCGTATCTCCAACATCGGGAGATCTTTGGTTTAATAATGATCTTGCAAGAACCTTCATTTACTATGATGAAGTTATACTTGGAGTTGGATTAACTGCATTTTGGGTTGATGCTGCACCATTTAACGTTGCAGGAACATATGTAAGTAAGTTTGGTGATAGTATTCTTGCTGGTCTTGGTGTGACTGTGGGTGCAGCAAGCACTCCAAGCATTTATTTTACTGGTGATGCAACAACTGGGTTCTTCTCACCAGCAGCAGGTCAATTCACAGTTGTATCTGCTGGTGCATCAGTTCTGAATATCAACCCAAATGGAATTAGTGTCACTGGTATTGTTACTTCCACATCTGTATCTACTGGTAATGTTGTTTCATCAGGTATTATTACAGCAACTGATTTTGATTCCTTATCTGATATCAACTATAAGGAAAATATCGCAACAGTTGATAGTGCATTAAGTAAAGTAGATCAACTTCGCGGTGTGAAGTTTGATTGGAAAGAAAGTGGTCTTCCTTCTTATGGTGTTATCGCACAAGAACTGGAAGAAGTTCTACCAGAACTTGTACATGGTAGTGATCCTAAGACCGTGAACTATAATGGTATTATTGGTGTTCTGATTGAAGCAATCAAAGAACTCAAAGCAGAGGTTGAAGAATTGAAGTCAAATCAAAATTGACTTTTAATTTCATTTTAGACCCCAAAAAATCCCGGCAAATTTTTGCCTCTATTACTTTTTTCTAAATAACTAAAAGCCGAGTGTAAACGAAGATGGCGATTAAGATTTCAGGAACTACTGTAATTGACGACAGTAGGAATATACAAAATATTGGTATAGCAACTGCAACGTCCTTCAAAGGTAGTTCTCAAGTCGGTGTCGCCACCGGTGGAACATACATTGGATTAGCGACACAATTCAACTTTGTTGGTTCTGGAATTGCGATCACTCATGCGTACAGTAGTACATCAGGAATCACAACGGTTACATTCACTTCTTCTTCCACTGGAGGTAGTGGTGGTTCGGGATTATTCAACACAGGCATCACAACATCTGTTGCATATGCAGTTACCAATTCAATGGCTACTGCATATACTGCACCAGCAACCGCAGGAAACGAACATATCGTCCATTCAATTCATATTACAAACATTGATGGTGTAAATAGCGCAGACATCAGTGGACAGATGTATGCAGGTCAATATTCCATTGCAAATACAGTTCCAGTTCCTGCTGGTTCATCAGTAGAACTTTTAAAGCAACCAAAAATTCTTGCAGCTAGCGAAATAATAGAACTTCAAGCAAGTGCAAATAGTGCATTACACGCAACCATCACCATTGAGACAAAAGCAGGTGATGTAACATTTATAGGTGTAGGTACTGATATAACTGCTGCAACAACTTATACTGATCTTTTGACTGCAACAGCAAACTCAATGCTTCAAGGTATTCTACTTGCAAATGATGACGGTACAAATGATGTAAAAGCAAGAGTTGTATGGACTGATGGAAGTAATAATATTCAAGGATACTATGCTTATGATATGGTTATTCCTGCTGATGCAACAGTAGAAGTTCTTGAACAACCAAAGTTCTTACCAAGTGGATTTAAAGTTCGTGTTTATGCAAACCAAGCAAACAGACTAGAAGCGATTTTGTCTGGTAGAACCATTACCTGATAGGAGAATATCATGGCTGCAACAACTAGAAAAGGTGTTTGGGACTTACAACAGGTTAGAGATCAGTATCTTGCTGGGGAATGGGAACAACAGTTTCAATTATTTGCATGGGGGATTAATAATTTTGGTCAATTAGGGCAAAACAATATAACTTATTATTCGTCACCAATACAAATTCCAGGAACACAGTGGAGTTCAGTTTCTGGATCTTATGCTGCATCAGCATTTAAAACTGATGGAACATTATGGGTATGGGGACGAAATGATTATGGTGGATTAGGTCTAAATGATACAGTAAGACGTTCATCACCTGTTCAAATTCCAGGAACACAGTGGAGTACTTCTAATGGTGGTGTTTACAATATGTACGCAACCAAAACTGATGGAACACTGTGGGCATGGGGTTATAATGGACTTGGACAGTTAGGACAAAATAACAGAGTAGATTATTCATCACCAACACAAATTCCAGGAACACAGTGGAATAAAATACAAGTAGGGACTTATACTGATTATAGTGTTATTGCAACCAAAACTGATGGAACACTATGGATGTGGGGTGAGGGTGCTAGTGGGCGTTTAGGACAAAATGATGTAGCAAATCGTTCATCACCAGTACAAATTCCAGGAACACAATGGAATAATATTGGGAAGGGACAATCTTTTACGTTTGCAACCAAAACTGATGGAACCTTGTGGATATGGGGAAATAATATTGAAGGACAACTGGGACAAAATAATCGAGCGAATTATTCGTCACCACGACAAATTCCAGGCACACAGTGGAATTTAGTAGATGGTGGAGGTCAACATTCATTAGCAACCAAAACTGATGGAACATTATGGGCATGGGGTTATAATCCTTATGGAGAACTGGGACAAAATACTGGTGCAAATCGTTCATCACCAGTACAAATTCCAGGGACACAGTGGGCACTTGATGCAAATTCTATTAATGGATTGTATGAGGGATGTGCTGCACGTAAAACTGATGGAACATTATGGGCATGGGGAAGAAATATTTATGGAATGATGGGACAAAATAATACAACAGATCATTCATCACCAAGACAAATTCCAGGAACACAATGGATTGCAGTAACTGGTAATACTTATGAAGTCATAGCAATCAAATCTCTTGTAAACTAAACTTATAAATACTTTTAAAGTTTCACATACCGATGAAAATATTCAAGTTCTTATCAGTAGATGCAAAAACTGGTATCTCAGTAGAAATTGAAAGATCACTAGAAGGACCAACACGACCAAATCTACCAGGAATTGGTGAAGTGTTCTATTTTGGTGGTTGGATGTATGCAGAGGCAGATGATACTGCCGAAGAAAATCCAGGTAATTACATCTTTGAAGTTACAGAAGCAGACTTTGAAGAAGCAATTCGTGGTGAATTTGAAGGCATCAAAACAGCAAGAATTGCAAATGCCTATGAAGAAGAAAGAGGCATTCGTGAAGCACTATTTGGTAATAAGTATCATGGATCTGCTACGATTGCTGGTGTCTATAAGTATGAGCAAGCAAAAGCACTGTTAGATGATCCAACTGCTGATGCACCTGAAATCAAAGCAGAAGCAACTGCTAGGGGTGTATCTGCTGCTGTGATTGCACAAAGAATTGTTGATAATCACGAAGCATTTAGACTGAAAGAAGCAAAACTTGCAGGTCTTCGTGGTAAGATTGTTGATCGTCTACAAGCACTGACTTTTGATGAGACTGATGCACTTGGAAGTTGGAAAGAACTAACTGAAAGAACAGAAGTCATTGGAACACTTCCAGAAAGAGAAGGTGGTCCAGCACTAGCAAATAGACCAGAAGGCAATAATGATGTTAAAGTTGGATATTATTCACCAAGCTTAGGACTGCGCTGGGAATGGTTGAATAAGGGTTGATGTTATGATTACGTCAACGACGAGTGGTGTTTGGTTACTTGCGGATCAATATGCAAAGAATAATGCAGAAAGGTGGCGTCCTAGTGGATCTGCATTGTTTGCATGGGGATATAATGCCCAAGGACAACTAGGGCAAAATGATACAGTACCACGTTCATCACCAAGACAAATTCCAGGATCCGCATGGAATGAAGTTAATGTGGGTCAATATAACATAATTGCTACTAAAACTGATAATACTTTATGGATTTCTGGTGATAATGCTTATGGGACTTTGGGATTAAATGATATAGTACCACGTTCATCACCGGTGCAAGTCCCAGGAACCCAATGGAATAAAGTATCTTCGGGTGCTGTAATTACAGCAGCAACTAAAACTGATAATACTTTATGGGTATGGGGAAATAATGATGTTGGACAACTGGGATTGAACAATACAGTACTTCGTTCATCACCTACACAAATTCCAGGAACACAATGGAACCTGACTTGTGTTGGAGACCAATACATATATGCAATTAAAACCGATGGAACACTATGGGCATGGGGTAGAAATGGAAATGGTGCAATGGGGCAAAATGATACATCCAATCGTTCCTCACCAGTACAAATTCCAGGAACACAATGGAATTCTTTAGCTGGTGGCGGAAGATATGCTGCCGGAGCATCAAAAACTGATGGAACTTTATGGATGTGGGGATTTAATAATTATGGTTCCTTAGGACTGAACGACCGAGTAGCACGTTCATCACCAGTGCAAGTTCCGGGAACTCAATGGTCATTTAACTCCGTTTCTAGTATAGCATATTCTTATCAAACAGCATTAACAAAAACTGATGGAACATTATGGGTATGGGGACATAATGGTGAAGGTCAATTAGGACAGAATGATCTAGTAACACGTTCATCACCAGTTCAAGTTCCAGGAACACAGTGGTCTAAATCTAGTTGTGGTGCAAGTATTACATTAGCAACCAAAACTGATGGAACATTATGGGCATGGGCTGGATATGTCTATGGCGAAATCGCACAAAATAGTGTAGTAAGATATTCATCACCACAGCAAATTCCAGGAACACAGTGGACTAGTTTCTCCGCAGGATATTATAGTGCAGCAGCAGTCAGACCTTCTTATTAACACTTTATGAACCCTTTTGAACTTCTTATTATTCAACCAAATATCGTTCCGCAAGAACACATTCAACAACTTCTTCAACTAACCAATCAATCAACATCAAATGCAACGATTGGTTCTGGTGAAGAAAAAGTAGAATTAGAAACCAGACATACGTTATGGTATCCAATACCATATCCAATGTTGCAGAACTTAAATTCTGCGATTATGTCTTGTTATAAATCTTATATGGAACCAATTTATCATTCAACGATTAAAAACATTGAACCTGCCCAATTTCTTGGCTATCCTATTGGTGGTCATTATATTGAGCATAATGATTGTGAAAATTTTGAAGGTGGGAAATGGGTCAAAATTGCACCCAGAGATATTTCAATTCTATTTTATTTGAATGATAACTATACTGGTGGGGAACTAGAATTTACACAACTTGGTTTGACTATTAAACCAAAAACAGGTATGATGATAGCATTTCCATCCTATAAAGAATTTGCCCATAAAGTTCATCCAGTCAAAACTGGTATGAGATATTCACTTGTAAGTTGGTTAGAGACAGAGAAAAAAGTTTATGAAACAGTACGAAGAAAAAGGTTTTGAAGTTAAGCAAGGATTTATTCCCCCATTTTTTGCACAATATCTGAGAAACTATTTTGATCTTCTGAGAAAGAACGATCAAATTCCAAACAAAGGTGATGATCAGGTAGAAAAATCACTTGGGATTTATGGAGACCCTGCATTTGATATGTTGATGTTGATGTGTCTTCCAGCAGTAGAACAGGTAGTAGGAAAAAAACTTCTACCAACTTATACCTATGCACGGATTTATTTTAAGGGTGCAGGACTTCTTCCGCATTTAGATCGTGAAGAATGTGAGCATTCAGTATCCCTGTCTTTAGGTGGAGAATATAATGCGCTTTGGCCCTTATGGTTTAAGAATGAAGATGCCCAACCAGAACATGCTGCGATGGGTGAAGGTGATGCTGTAATCTATAAAGGTAATAAAGTTCATCATTGGAGAGATGAATTTGAAGGAACCACACAGTTCCAAGTCTTTATGCACTATGTTGAAGCAGAAGGAGAATATAAAAACAAACTGTTTGATACAAGACCTTACATTGGACTACCTGCTGGTACTAAAACTGAGTATTGACTATGATTGCACAACTGATTATTGAACTGAGTGAAAAGGGTGAACCAAAGGCAGCAAAGGAACTAGCAAAAGCATATCTTAAACACCAAGCAGATCCAGAAATTCTTAATCTGCTTGGTAAACTGCATCATGATGATAAAGAATTTGATGAAGCACTGAAATGCATGAATGCACTTCAAGAAAGTCCTGGCGTAATCATCAATAAGGCAAAGTGTCTTTATTATCTACGCAGAGCACCAGAAGCAGAAAAACTTCTTTTGAAACTTCCAAAAGATGTAAGAGAAGATCCTTTAACGCAAATTGATCGTTCCCTGTACACGACTGCACAAGGTAAGTTTGATTTAAGTAAAAGAATTCTACAACCAATTGCTGATACAATTCCACAAGCAGCATTTAACTACGGATGGTTTCTTCTGAATGAAGATTTCTTGAAAGGTTATGAATACATTCGTGCTGGGGCAAATCTTAAAGTCTGGGGACACGAATGGTTGCTGAAAGAAAAGTATGGTATTGATAAAGAACAACGTTGGAATGGTGAAACCGTAGATACGATCGCATATTATCTTGAAGGTGGTATGGGTGATGAAATGATCTTCATTCGCTATGCAAATCATTTCAAGAAGTATTGCAAGACACTGAAAATCTTTTGTACCAAATCCACAAAGTCATTGTTTGAAGCATGTGGATATGAAAATGTTTATCTGCACGATGAAATTGTAAGAACCAAATGGACAAAGTTTGTTCCTGCAATGTCTGCACCTTATTTTCTTGGTCTATCTGGTCCTTGTGATGGCGTGGAATTTCCTTATCTGCAAAAGAAAGCAAATCCGATTGCAGAAATGAATGATGTTGCGAAAGGACGTAAGAAGATTTGTATTCGTTGGAAAGGCAATCCACAGTTTGAACATGATCAATTCCGTAGTGTTCCAATTGAAAAACTTCTTGATCTTGATAAGTTTGGTCAGTTGTTTTCATTACAGATTGAAGACAGTGATCTACCAAAAAATGCACCAGTATGGGATTTAAGTCATCTAATTCATGACTGGAATGATACTTATGATATCTTTGCAGAAAGTGATTTGGTGATTACATCTTGTACTGCAACTGCTCATCTTGCAGGTGCAATGGGCACAAAAGTGATTGTCCTTCCACCATTAGTTCCTTACATTACATGGGCATCTGACGATATCAAATGGTATGGTGATAACGTCACTGTATTGAAGCAGATGGAGTATAATAATTGGGATAAAACGATTGAGAGACTTTATGAGGTGGTAGAAAATGAATATTGAAACTTATAGTTTATTTCCAACAAACATTGTAAGAACTGACTTCAAAGGTTTTATTACACCTGAGGATCATTTCACAATGATGCAAAGTGTAGACATGTTGATTGAGAATGGTGTCTATACTGATAATGAACTTACGCCAAAGTATCAGACATCAGTAATCCTATTTCATGATGATGCACCACCAATCTGGCAGAAGTTAAAGAAAACATTCTATCAGGCATGTTCTAATTATCTTCAAGCAACACCTGGTTTTACTGGTAATCAAGATGCACTTGAATTCACTGGTTCTGGTGCATGGTGTTATAAAGGATGGAAGGGACTTAATCAAACACAAACGAACCCATGGCATCATCATAACCCATCATTTCTTTCAGGTGTCTATTATCTAAAAGTCCCTGGTGATTGGTCTACGGGTGGTACAGAATTTCATGATCCAAGAACTGCACCAGCACAAGCAACACAAAATCAATGCATAGCACCACAGGAATATACTTGGATTATCTTTCCTGGTTGGTTATCGCATAAAAGCAATTATGTAGATACTGAGGATCCACGTTATGTAATTGCAGCAAATATGTATGTAAAGGTACGATGAAAAGAGCAATTTTTACTTTCTATAATTTTTCAATCGATCCAGAAGTAATTAGACTTCAACAAGAAGTCATTCAAAAATTCAATCACACAGCACAGTTTCTTCCACTATGTTCACAAACACGCGGGGAAGAAGTCATGCATCCACAAGCCGTTGACTATGGACTGAATGAACTATTCGTCAATCAGCAATGTGATACGGTTCTTCTGTTGGATGTTGATTGTATTCCAGTAAATCAATATGCACTGGAATATACATTTGATCAAGCAGAAAAAGGAAAGTTAGTGGGTAATGCACAAATTGGTGCTCATCTACAAAATCCAGAACACATGTATGTTGCTCCTTCTGCTTTTTGTTTAACTAGACAAATGTATGAAGACTTTGGTAGAATGACTGTGCAACCAGATCACATCAATGCTGATACCTGTGGATATTATACAATTGAAGCAGAAAAGCGTGGACTTGAAGTAGAATTCTATATGCCCACACACTTTCAACGTCGTCCAAGAAATACAGTTTGGGATTTAGGTCAAGGTCGTGGTGAATTTGGTATTGGTACAACGTATTCAAATCATCTTGGTGTGAATATGTTCTATCATCTATTTGAAAGTCGTTTGAATGTCTACAATTGCCTCTTCTATGATAAATGCGATGAACTACTGAAATGACTTATACTTACCTAGATGCTTGTGTAGAAAATCCAAGAACAGTTGATCTTGGAAATGATATGTATGCAATTGAATTCTGGAAACCAGAATTCTGCAAAGAACTGATTAACATCGCAGAAAGCATTGGTGGGTTTTCTAGTGTTCCTGGTGATCCTGTTTATGGTCAAGAACTACGTATTACACAAATCAGTGACTTGTTTTATAAGAACTATTGTGAACACTGGAAACGTGTAGTATCCCCATTTCTAGATGAAAAGTTTGGTCTTCCAAGTGAACAATGGTTTACTGGTTGGAAAGTTCCATTCATCATTAAGTATTCAATGGACAGTCAACGTTCATTAAGAATTCATGCTGATGATAGCTTGATTACTGGTACAATCAGATTGAATGATGAATACACTGGTGGTGAACTGATTTATCCACGTCAGAATTTTAGTAATAAAGATGTACCTGTGGGAACAATGATCATTGCCCCATCCATTGTGACGCATTTGCATTATAGTAGTGAACTTCAAAGTGGTATGAAGTATTCGTTTGTATCATGGACAAAACTAAATAAGAAAGATAACGGGATTAACTTCGCAGAAGTCTAATGGGAATAAGACAAAACACTTGGAACCTAGGTGGACATTATGACTTAACCAATAGTGGGCAGAATGCTTATGTTGGAAGTATTTTATTATTTGCTTGGGGTGGTAATGGACTTGGGCAATTAGGACAAAATGCTAGAGCATATCGTTCATCACCAGTTCAAATTCCAGGAACACAATGGAATACAATTTCTGCGACTTATTATATGACACTAGCGACAAAAACCGATGGAACTTTATGGACATGGGGTAGAAACCAATTTGGACAATTAGGACAAAATAATACAACATATCATTCATCACCAGTTCAAATTCCAGGAACACAATGGAGTTTGGCTACTGGAGGGGCTTTTCACACAGTGGCGACTAAAACAGATGAAACTTTATGGGCATGGGGATACAATCAATATGGTAATTTAGCACAAAACAACAAAGTAAATTATTCATCACCAAGACAAATTCCAGGAACACAGTGGTCTCGCATTGCTAGTAGTAATTATCAATCGCTATTAGCAACCAAGACTGATGGAACGTTGTGGTCATGGGGATATAATTATAATGGAGTGTTGGGACAAAATAATACGATAAATCGTTCGTCACCAGTACAAATTCCAGGAACACAATGGAATAAAGTTTCTGTTGGTAGATATCATATGCTAGCAACCAAAACTGATGGAACTTTATGGACATCGGGTCGTAATAATCGAGGACAATTAGGACAAAATGATAGAACATATCGTTCATCACCAATTCAAGTCCCAGGAACACAATGGAATTCGATTGCTAGTAGTAATTATCAGTCATTAACAACAAAAACTGATGGAACTTTATGGTCATGGGGATTTAATAGTAGTGGACAATTGGGACAAAACAATCAAACATATTATTCATCACCAGTACAAATTCCAGGAACACAATGGAATAATATTCAAGCTTATTATCTAACTAACATTGCCACAAAAACCGATAGTACGTTATGGGCATGGGGAGGTAACAGTTTTGGACAATTAGGACAAAATAATCTAACACAATATTCATCACCAGTACAAATTCCAGGGACATCATGGAATTCGATTGCTAGTGGTGCTTATCATTCATTAGCAATCCAACAACAATAATAAATACATCAAACAACATTCTTCATTATGCAACAACTTCATTACTGTCTGGGACTGCCCAGAACTTGCTCATCAGTGATCATGAACATCCTGAATGAGAACCCAAGATTTTTCACAACTGGTACTTGTCCATTACCTTATCTTGTAAGTGCTTGCAGAGACATTTCCACGCAAGTCAGCGAGTTCATTGCACTAGACAAAGACGTTCTTAACGATGCATATCTAAACTTTCTGCGACAAGGATTTCGTGGATGGTTTGAGACAATGACTGATAAACCAGTTGTTATATCCAAGTCAAGAGTATGGGCAGAATATCTAACCCATACTTTCGCACTTAATCCAAATTCAAAGTATCTGTATATTGTAAGAGATCTTAGGGACATTATTTGTTCTTTTGAGACACTACTGCATAAGTATCCCAATATCATCATTGGAGATACCCAGATGCCCTTCCAGCACAATACATTTGAGAAGCGAATGGAATTGTACTGTACGGATGGAATGGCGAACCTAGGGCGTCCTTTACACATGCTTCCACATGTTGTTGAAGTCGCACAAAAGCATCCAGATAACTTCTTCTTCCTGAGACACGAAGACTTCAACGAAAATCCAAGAGGAACATTCCAGCTGATTTATCAATGGTTAGGTGAAGAATATTTTGAACATGATTTTGAAAATATTCCTAAACCTGATTACTATGAGCACGATACTGTTTATCGTTCCATGGTAACGCACAAGACAGGAACAAAACTGAAAAAGTTAGAACCACGTTGGCCAAAGATGATGACGCCTGAACAGTCACAATTGGTCATTCAAAACAACCTAACATACTATCAACAGTTCTATCCTGAACTTGTATGAATTTTTTGAATTCTTATGAAACCATTGTGGAGAGTGCATACATCATCACCCTTCCAGGCAATGAAACATCAGAAAAACTTACACAGCAATGTGTTGCATCCTGTGAAGCAGTAGGACAACCCTACAAACTTTGGGAAGGATTTAATGGACGTTCTGGGGAAATACAAGTACCCAAGCACCTAGAAGGTCAAGCGTTCATTAACTTTTTACGTCTTCATAATCAATTGATGACGCCAACACAAATTGCTGTGTTTTACAGTCACTATTCACTGTGGTGTCTTTGTGTAGATATTGATCGTCCTATTGTAATTCTTGAACATGATGCAGTGATGGAAAAACCATATCTGTTTCATAAGTATTACAACAATATCGTTTACCTTGGTTCAAGTGAGCAGAAGTTTCAAGGAGCAGAAGTCATTTCCATTCCACCCCATGCAACAGATCATAATGGTATGTGGAGATTTATTTGTAGAGCACATGCTTATGCGATTGATCCAGCAGTTGCGAAGAATATGATTTCTTATGTAATTCAACAGGGAATTACTACAACACTAGACGTAATTCTTCGTGCTGATATTGTTCCAATTGTGCAAGAAGGTATCTATGCTTATGATCATAATCATGGTCTTTCAACAATTCATAAGGAGTGGATATGAATACACTTGATGTACAGAAAGTCAAGAAAGAACTTCCAGTTTTTACAACTATTCTTGAAGATCATGTTGAATTAAACAGATACTTAAAGCAGGTTATTATTGAGCATCGGCAGTTGCATCCAGAAACTAATGAAAGTAATGTTAAAGCCTGGCATTCTAGTTGGGTTACCCATAAAGAAAATCCAAAGTTTCAACCATTCATTGAATTAGTTTTAAGTGCTTGTTCTTTTGTGTCCAAAGGATATTTTGAACAAGACATGAAGTTTAAGTGCTTCAATATGTGGGCAATGCAGTATGAAAAGGGTGAATATGCAGTCAGGCATTCACATTATCCTTCTGACTTTGCATGTGCATATTATGTGGATGTAGAACCAGGATGTTCACCGATTGTCTTTGAGGGGGACTTGAAAGTTTATCCAAAAAATGGTATGCTGGTATTATTCCCAGCACTATTGCATCATGAAGTTCCACCAACTGATGCACGAAGAATGGTTATCTCTATGAATATTGATAAAGAATATGTCTAACTCAATAGAAAATCCAGTTATTATTGCACATGATGCACCGATCATTAATCCTTATGAAGGATTTGATTATACTCAATATCCTTTTGATATTGGTGCTTTCTGGGAATATTTTGGCGGAAGAGTTCCAACTAATACTTTTGAAGATTGTCATCCTGTTTTTGAACGTTTAATTGCAGAAATTAAACCACAATTAATTCTTGAAGTTGGAACTTATAAGGGTAAGAGTGCATTGCACATGGCTAATTTGACCAAGAAGTATCAAATACCTGCAAAAGTGGTTTGTATTGATACTTGGTTAGGTTCTGCTGAACATTATTTTTCTGAAGATTTGAAGCGACTAAATGGATATCCAACACTGTATTATCAGTTCCTTGCAAATGTAATACACACAAACAATCAAGACGTGATTGTGCCCATTCCACTGGATAGTTTCAGTGAGTATCGCATTCTAAAAGAGAATGGTACAAAGGCAGACATGATCTTTATTGATGCTGGACACTTTTATGAAAGCGTTGCGCTAGACATTAAATTGTACTGGGAACTACTGAAACCAGGTGGCGTCATGCTTGGTGATGACTATTGTGAAAAAACATGGCCTGATGTTGTTCGTGCTGTTCATGAGTTCTTTCCCAATGATCAGGTTTATGTTGATGATGGGAAGTGGTGGGTATATAAAAAAGTAGAACCCGTAAGTGTTCCAAATAAATCTTGGAGTTGGTGATGTTTAATCATATTCATTTGAAAAATCCTGGTGTTACAACCAGTACTTTACCACCACATGTCTTTCAAGAAGTCATGAAAGAAGTAAAGGAAGTTGAGCAGCGTGATGATGGTTATTTTAAAATGAACAATCAACTTGCAGGTCAAATCGCAAGGGAATATCAACTTCAAAAATCACAGGCAGTCATGAACCCATTTCTAGAAGAGATGGCGAGGGAATATGGTAAGCACTTTGACTATTATCCAAACTATGATTTCAAGGTTGAAAGTTTGTGGGTGAATTATCAGAAGAAGACAGAATACAATCCAATTCATAATCATGATGGGATGCTAAGTTTTGTCTGCTGGATGCAAATTCCCTATCGTCTTCAAGATGAATACAGTGTGCAGCACAGTCAGAATTCAAGTCTGAAAGCAGCATCTACATTTCAATTTGTCTATTCCAGTATTCTTGGAAACATCATCAATGAAAAATTAGAAATTGATCAAGACTGGGCAGGACGTATTGTAATGTTCCCAAGCAAACTTCTTCACACAGTTTATCCTTTCTTTACAAGTGATGACTATCGTATTTCAGTCGCAGGAAATATTTCATGAAGAAAATTATTCATGTTGTTAATATCAATAACTTCTTTCCAGAACTTTTTGCACTGACTTTTCCTACCATACAAGACTATGCACAAAGGAATGGTTATGAAATCAATCTGATTACACAAAGAAAGTTCCCTGATTTTCATATCAACTATGAAAAGATGCAAGTCTGGGAAGATGGAAAGGATGCTGATATTAATCTTCTTGTTGATGCAGATGTATTAATTCATCCTGGGTTTCCTGATGTGATGAATATTGTTCCACCACATCACATTGGATTTAATGATAATTATCATGCAAACACAAAGTTTCATACCAATCATTACTTTCTTCGTGATGGACGTAATGTGGGTATTGCATCTAACTTTGTGGTGTCTTATCGGTCAACACATGATGTCTGGGAACCACTAACAATCACTGCTGCACAAGGACGGCGAATTACTTTTGTGCGTGAAGGTGATATTGATGAATACTGTTTGTCTCATAACATGGCGAAGTATGGGTTACGATACACTGGAATTACATGGGAAGCCTGGCAGCGTGAGTTCCTTATACATACTGGAACAGGTGATAAAGCACTTGCATTACAAATGGCTCATGAAGCATTAGCAAAATGGACCCAATTGTAAACATAGATTTCTTTGCTGTTCTTGCAAAGAGAATCGCAAATCAAGATTATTCTAAACAATCAATCGAAGCAGGAATAGAAGTTCTTCAATTTGCAAGACAACTATTTCCAAGCAAAGAAGATCAGAGAAGATTTGACTGGGAAGTTGGACATTTGGCAATGCAAATATCTGATTTCAAACAACAACTTAAAATACTTCACAATGAGAGGAGATATTTTTTATGGGGAGCATATTGCTTAAAGTATAATAAACCATTATGGAATAATAATTTTAAGATAGGTGATACTATTCTTATGGTTGGAGAAGGTGGTATTGGAGATGAAATATTTGCAGCAAAGTTCTCATATAACTACAAAACTTTAGGTTTAAATGTTATCTTCGCAACTAATTATCATCCATCAAAGAATATACTTTCCAGAGTTCCAAGTATCGATAAAGTAATTCATATTGATGACATCCCCAATGAAATCTATGATTATTGGATTCCTGCTGGAGAAACTGCAATTGCACTAAACTTAGATCAGAAAGATATTCCCAATCATCAATATCTCTTTGCCTCTGAAGAATATTTAAAAAAATGGAAACAGATTATACCAGAAAGTAATAAGTTAAAAGTTGGTGTGAGGTGGTCTGGAAGTAAAACTTATGAAGTTGCTGCGAAAACAATCATACCATTTTCATTTTTTGATCAACTTACGTCTCTAGAGAATGTTGAATTTTACTCAATTCAAAGAGATGATGGAATTGAAGATATACTACCAGATACCAAAATCATTCCTCTTCATGATAAACTAGATACATGGGATGATACTCTTGCTGCTATTTCACAATTAGATGTTGTAATTAGTAGTTCTACATGTATTCCTATTATAACAGATGGTCTAAATAAAGAAACTTGGATAGTTGTACCTACTTTTTGTTATTGTTTATGGGTTGGTGATGAAACTTCAAGTCACTGGTTTGGAGATAACTTTAAAGTTTACAGACAATCAAAATTTGAAAGTTGGAAAGAACCATTTGAAAAAGTAAAGAATGATTTAAATGAACAATCAATTTAGAAAAAATCTAATCGTCGTTGATAACTTTTACGAAAATCCCGATGCAGTGCGTCAGTTTGCATTAGGCGTGGACTATGAACAAGGTGGTGGAAGGAATTGGCCAGGTCGTGATAGTATTGATGAACATGGTAAGGAAGATCTTATCAGAATGGTCAGTGAAATTGTAGGACAGAAACTGACTACAAAGTCGTGCAATAAATGTTCTTATTTTCGTAGGACCAAAGTAGGAGAACACGGAACCCAGGACATTCACTTTGATCCAAATCCAGGATTAGTCTGGGCAGGTATCATTTACTTAACACCAACATTTCATCCAACTGGTGGTACAAAGTTCTGGAAGCACAAGGAATTTGGATGGGAATTTGCACCAACACAAGAACAAGCAGCAAGATGTGGTGTACAATCACAACAAGATATGGTAAACTTCTTTAATACTGACGGTAAAGATCGCAATAAGTGGATTGAAACTGATAACATTTCATTCAAATACAATCGTCTTGTGATGTTTAATCCATTCATGTTTCATTCAAATGGTGAATGGTTTGGTACAGATGATCAGTCAGCAAGATTAGTTCAACTTCTATTTTTCCATGCAGCATAAAATCGCAATCTTTTATCATCTGTATCAGACAGATACTGCACAGTTCATCTATCAACAACAGATGCATCGTTTATATACATCTGGACTGGTTGATGCTGCTGAGTTTATTCATATTGGTATCAGTGGACAGCATGAATTGTTTTCTAAACCAAGAAATGCAAGAGTTCAATACAATGAATTCACTGGGGATGAAGGTGGAACAATGGTTTCCATGATGGAATTCATCAAAGAAAATCCTGACTATAAAGTCATGTTCTTTCATGGAAAAGGTGCAAGTAAAAATGATATGTACCATCCACAACTTCAAGCATGGCGATTGTTTATGGAATACTATGTGATTGATAAGTGGAAGCAATGTTTAGTGCATTTGGATGACTACAATTGCGTCGGTGTTAAGGTCAGGGAAAAACCATTACCCCATTTTAGTGGAAACTTCTGGTGGGCAAATGCAGACTATCTACAAACACTGGATCATGATATGTTGTTTACACGCGGATTTGAAAGTAAAGTAGACCGTGAACTATGGATTGGAACAGGAAACTTCAAACCAAAAGACTTACACCCAGTTGATATTAATTTAAGTATGCACGGAACGATTTATACCGAAGACAATTATCTATGATTAACACCTTTGATTATCCAAAACTACATGAAGAGTTTGTGAGTGCTAAACCATTCTCTCATGCAGTGATGGATAATTTTTTTGATGAAGAAACAGCACTCACATTAAGTCATGAGTTTCCTGATTATCAATCAAACATATGGCATGTTTATGATAATCCACTAGAGAAAAAGAAAACATGTAACTCCTGGAATCTATTTTCAAAAAATCTTTACACTACTTTCTGTTATCTAAATTCTCCTGAATTCATATCAAAACTTAAGAAGATCACTGGTATTAAAAAACTTTATCCTGATGTTGGATTGCATGGTGGTGGATTGCACATTCATGGATGTGGTGATAAACTGAACGTCCATCTTGATTACTCCATACACCCAAAACTTAAATTGCAAAGAAAACTTAATCTAATCATTTATCTTGGTGAAAACTGGAACCCAGAATGGGGTGGACAATTAGAACTTTGGTCTTCAGATAAAAAACAGTGCATCACATCTATTGATACTTTGTTTAATCGTGCAGTCATTTTTGATACAACACAGAATTCTTATCATGGATTACCCAATCCTCTGTCTTGTCCACAGGATTATTATCGTAAGAGTTTAGCAGTTTATTATCTAACTGATCCACCAAAAAATTGTCCAACACATTCAAAGGCAATTTACATTCCAACAGAAGAACAAAAAAACGATCCTAAAGTTCAAGAAATCATTCGCAAAAGAGCAAGTATGATGACTGCAAGTGAGGTTTATCGAACATGAAAGTATTTGTAAATGGTACTTTTGATGTACTTCATAGAGGTCATTTAGAACTTTTAAATTTTGCAAAATCATGTGGTGATTATTTGATCGTTGCAATTGACACTGATGATCGAGTCAAAGAAAAGAAGGGTTTAACACGACCAATATATACTCAAGATGAAAGAAAATTCTTCTTAAATATGTTAAAACCTGTAAATCAGGTTGAAATATTTTCAACTGATGAAGAACTAGAAGAATTGATAAAAGGTTTCAATCCTGATATAATGATTGTGGGTTCTGATTGGAAAGATAAACCAGTTATTGGTTCTCAGTATGCAAAGAGATTAATTTTTTTTGATAGAATAGATGACTACTCAACAACAAACATCATTCAAAGTATTATTAATTGGAGATAGTTGCACTGATAAGTATGTTTATGGTGAAGTAAAGAGACTTAATCCAGAGGCACCTGTCCCTATTTTGAATTATAAACGAACTGAAGTACGTGAAGGAATGTGCTGGAATGTTTATAATAATCTTTGTGCATTTGGTTTAGAAGTTTATATGTTAACAAATAAAGAAAAGATAGTAAAGACCAGATATATTGATGAAAAAACAAATCAACAGATTCTGAGACTGGATGAAGAAGTCAAAGTTGAATCAATGACTTATGATATTCCAAAAGAAAAGTATGATGCAATTGTAGTCAGTGATTATAATAAAGGATTTGTAACGTCAGATAAACTATTTCATATCGTTTATAATGCAAAATGTCCTGTTTTCATTGATAGTAAGAAAAGTAATCTACCAACATATAATTGCTACATCAAGATTAATGACCTTGAACATCAGAAACTCAAGGGTTCATACAACAATCTAATCATTACTCGTGGTGCCTCTGGAGCAGAATATGAGGGCGTCCTATATCCAGGTGAAAAAGTCAGCGTTTATGACGTTGTGGGGGCAGGAGACACTTTCTTAGCTGCCCTTACCTACGGATACCTAAAATATGGTAGAATAGAGAACGCAATCCCATTTGCAAATAAGGCATCAGCGATTGCTGTATCTCATCCAGGAACTTATGTACTAAACCAAAATGATGTTGAAAGTTTACGTAATTGATATTGACGGTACAATCTGCAATAAAGATTTGTGTCGCAATGATTGTGATTATCATACTAGTGTCCCCAAACTAGATCGAATTAAACAAATTAATTCTCTGTATGATCAAGGACACACAATCAAATACTTTACTGCGAGAGGAATGGGAAGACACAAAGACTCTAGAATTTTGGCGCATAAAGAGTTCTATGATCTAACTCATTTGCAATTAAAATCTTGGGGTTGTAAATTTCATGAACTTATTTTGGGTAAACCAAGTGGTGATATATACATTGATGATAAAGGTATGAATGCAGATGACTTCTTCAATTGATATTATTTCTAAAGGATGGGGATTTGAAAAAGTAATTTGTAATTCTCCGGAATATTGTGGTAAACTTTTATATTTTATTAAAGGTAAGAAGTGTTCATGGCATTATCACAAACTTAAAGACGAAACCTTTTATATTCAGTCAGGCAAAATTCTTTTGAAATATTATGATGAAGACGATATTGCCTTTGCACATGATATTATTCTGAATAAAGGAGATAGTTTTCACGTTTATCGTGGATTACGTCATCAAATGTTTGCTCTCGAAGACACGGAACTATTTGAGTTCTCTACGCAACATTTTGATGATGATAGTTATAGAGTCATAATTGGAGATACTCTTTAACTGATTTAAACTGATAATCAAACAAATTATTAGCACAGGTATAAGTTTGATATTTACCCACAAGATGGTCTGGAAATGGAATGTATTCTATTTCACCATCTTCTTTTTGTGCAATGAATTCAGCAACTTCTTGAAAACTAATTGGTTTACCAGTCCCCAAGTCATAAATTCCAGACGGTGCTTCATTATTCAAAACAATATTTACAATATCATCAACGCATATAAAATCGCGCAGAAACTTATCAGAACCTTCAAAAAGTTTTAGTTTACCAGTTTCTCTTATTTGTTTTGTAAATTTTGAAATTGGTGATGCTTGATCTTCCTTATGATCTTCTCCTATACCATATACATTAAAGTATCTAAATCCTTGAATAGAAGAAAACCTGTCTAGATTATCTTGCACAAAATAATCAATCTGCAACTTGGTGATTGCATAATAATTCAATGGATTAATTTGTCCATTTGTGTTTCCATAAACAGATGCAGATGATGCATACTTGACTGGAATTTGATATTGAATTGCACGTTCAAATAATTGCAAAGTGAACTCAACATTATGATGATGTAGAGTACGAATGTTGCGTTCTGTTGTTGATGAAATTGCTCCTTGATGAAGAATTAAAGAGACTTCATTCCAACGATCAAAGGAGGATAAGAATCTAAAGCAATCATCTTTTTCAACTTCAATGACTGGTTCTTGAAGACACGAAAGAAAGTTTTGTCCAATAAAACCTTTTGATCCAGTAAGAATTATCATTGTTTTTGATTAATTATAACAGCAATAAATAATAAAAGCAACTAGAAGTATAATAGTTATAATGTCTGTAACTAAAGCTCAACTCTTATCCCCAGTAGGAATTGTTACTGCATCAGGCGTAAATGTAAGCGGTACGATTACTGCTACTAGTTTTTCAGGTAGCGGTGCAAATTTAACTGGGGTTGGCGTTACAGCAGGGGCAAGTGTTAATACATCAGGTATTATTACAGCAGTTAGTTTTTCTGGTGATGGAAGTAATTTAAGTGGTATTGGTATTGGATCTACTGCAAATGTTGCTACAACAGGAATTATCACAGCATCAAAGTTTTCTGGAAGTGGTATCGGATTAACAAACATTGGTGGACCTATCGCAGGATTGGTTTATAGTCCACCCATTGGTGCTACGGGTATTGGTTCATTATCCAATATTTCAATTACATTCAGTAAACCAATTCAAGCAGGTGTTGGTACAATTACTTTAAGAACTGATAGTGCGACTGGTTCAATTATTGAAAGTTTTGATGTTGGAACAAGTTCCTCTATTAGTATTAGTGGAGCAAAACTGATTATTGACCCAACAAGTAATCTAGGTGCAGGTACAACGCATTATGTTGTAATTCCAGCAGGAGCACTGAAAGATACTTATGCTGGTATTTCAAGTAATGTAGGTATTACCAGTTATTATTTTAGAACACAACAAATTGATTATTCTTTATTTGCATGGGGGTATAATGTTCTTGGGGCATTAGGACAAAATGATACTACAACTCGTTCATCACCAATACAAATTCCAGGAACACAGTGGAATAAAGTTACTGATGGGTACTCAAGTTTACTAGCAACTAAAACAGATGGAACGTTGTGGGCATGTGGATACAATAATTTCGGTGAACTAGGTCAGAATGATCAAGTAAATTATTCATCACCAAGACAAATTCCAGGAACACAGTGGAGTTCTTTGGATGCAGATAATTATGTATTTTTAGCAACTAAAACAGATGGAACGTTGTGGGGATGTGGAAATAACGGTTATGCAGCATTAGGACAAAACAATCAAACATATTATTATTCATCACCAGTACAAATTCCAGGAACACAATGGAGATCTGTGCATGCTGGGGGTTTGCATACGCTAGCAACTAAAACTGATGGAACTTTATGGGCGTGGGGACATGCTCCCCAAGGACAACTAGGGCAAAATGATACAGTACCACGTTCATCACCAAGACAAATTCCAGGAACACAATGGAATACAGCTTCCGTTGGATATTATAGTTCAATAGCGACAAAAACCGATGGAACCTTGTGGGTTTGGGGCGATGCTTCTTATGGAGTTTTAGGACAAAATGATGTAGCAAATCGTTCATCACCAAGACAAATTCCAGGAACACAGTGGTCCGTAATTCAATCTGTATATCATGCTCAAGGATCAATGTTCGCAACTAAAACAGATGGAACGTTGTGGGCATGGGGATATAATTATCGGGCAATTCTTGGACAAAATGATATAACAGATCGTTCATCACCAAGACAAATTCCAGGAACACAGTGGAGATCTATAAGCAGCAGATATCGACATGTTGTAGCAACAAAAACTGATGGAACATTATGGGCATGGGGATCTAATGCTTTCGGTAAATTAGGATTGAATAATACAACATATTGCTCATCGCCGGTACAAATTCCAGGAACCACATGGAGTTCTATGGTTACAGCTGGTACTTTCAATTCATTCGCTATTAAAGAAACATCATCATAAATACCTAAAAAACGATAATGGCGTTAAACTTTCCTGATAGTCCTTCACTAAATGACTTATACACTGACCCAACAACAGGGTTTACATATCAGTGGAATGGTGAAGTATGGAAAAGTGCAGTATTATCAAATCCGGATTCAATCAAAGAACTTACAGATATTTCATCATCATTTAATGGTATAACAACATCATTTTCACTAGCAATATCAGGCAATTCAGTTACACCAACCAATGCACAACAACTAATTATTAATCTTGGTGGTGTAATTCAAAATGCAGGAAATGATTATACAGTTTCTGGTAGCACACTTTACTTCACAACACCACCATCATCAGGGCTTACATTCACTGGAATATTTGTTGGATCTGCATTAGCATTAAACACAGTATCATCTTATGCAGTAGAACCACAAGACTTAACAACAGGTGGTCCTTCATGGAATACTTCTGGTGATGTAAGAATTTCTGGTGTCGGTACAGTTTCTAATACTGGATCAGCAACCACAGCACTGTATGTTGCTGGTGGTGCTAGAATTACTGGTATTCTAACTGTTGGTTCATCAAGCGTCACAATCAATGGTGTTACTGATAGAATTAGTGTAGGAACTGGATTAACAATCAGTTCATCAGGTATCACTGCTGGTGTAATTACTGCGACAACATTCTATGGTGATGGTAGCAATCTAACAGGTGTTGGTGTTGGATCCACAGCAAACATCAATACAACTGGTATTATTACTGCATCATACTTCTATGGATCTGGTATTGGAATTACAAATGCAGGTCCATTAGGTAGAATTACACCAATTTCTTATTCACCTGCGATTGGTGCGACAAATCAAAGTCCTGATGTAAGTGTTGTAATTACTTTCAATAAACCACTGGTGGCTGCTGCCGGAACAATTACCATTAGAAGTGGAAGTGCATCAGGATCAATTGTTGAAAGTTTTGATGTTCAGACAAGCCCACTTTTAAGTATCAGTGGTGGTGTTCTTACAATTAATCCAACGGACTCAACAATTGGTACTGGAACAACTTATTTCGTTGTTGTACCTGAAAATGCATATAAAGATATTTTAGGTTCTTCTGGTAACGTAGGAATTACAACTTATAGTTTTACAACTGCAACACAATTCTTGCAGTTGTTTTCAACAGGTCAAAATCACACTGGACAATTGGGTCAAAATGATAGAACATATCGTTCATCACCAATACAAATTCCAGGTATTCAATGGTCTCGTATTTCTAGTGGTGCGGATTTTGGTTTTGGAATAAAAACAGATGGAACCTTATGGGCATGGGGCAATAATCAATCTTCTAGATTAGGACAAAATAGTACTACACAATATTCATCGCCAAGACAAATTCCTGGGACACAATGGAGTGAAGTTGGTGGCGCTTATAATATTGGAATAGCTAAAAAAACAGATAATACTTTATGGGTTTGGGGACAGAATAATAGAGGAAACTTAGGTCAAAATGATATAACTTATTATTCATCACCAAGACAAATTCCAGGAACACAGTGGAATACGTTTTCTTCATGCTATTTTACAATTTTTGCAACTAAAACAGATGGAACTTTATGGTCATGGGGAAGTAATCAGTACGGAGAATTAGGTATCAATCTTAGTGGTCAATATCGTTCATCACCAACACAAATTCCAGGAACACAATGGGGATCTTTGGGTGGGGGAGGATATCATATGTCGGCAACAAAAACTGACGGAACTTTATGGGCATGGGGTTATAATGGAAATGGAAATTTAGGTCTCAACGATACCGCAAATCGTTTATCACCTGTTCAAGTTCCAGGAACACAATGGAACAATACTGTATCTGTAAATTATGTGGGAATGTTCACTAGAAGTAATGGGACATTGTGGTCTTGTGGTTATAATAACTTTGGTGCATTAGGACAAAATGATAGAACACAATACTCATCACCAAGACAAATTCCAGGAACACAGTGGGATATATCATTAGTTGATGGTTCTTCAAGTGCATTCCATACAATAGCGAAAAAAACAGACGGAACATTATGGATGTGGGGTCAAGGTTCTACTGGACAATTAATACAAAACAGTCCAATAGATCTTTCATCGCCAGTTCAAGTTCCAGGAACACAGTGGACACGCGCAGCCACAGGGTATAGACATTCCTTCGTAATGAAATCAGTAACATAAATACCTAAAAAACGATAATGGCGATAAATTTTCCTGATAGTCCATCGTTAAATCAAATTTTCAATGATACAACATCTGGTTTTAGTTTCCAGTGGAATGGTGAAGTATGGAAAAGTTATGTAGATCCAACGATTGGTAATACAACCAAACTAGATGATATCAGTGCTTCATTTAATGGAAGCACACAAACCTTTGCACTTACAGTTAATGGAACTGCTGCAACTGCTGATTTAGATCCAGCAAAAATTCTACTTAGCTTAGGTGGTGTAGCACAAAACCCAGTAGAAGACTATACAATCAGTGGTACAAACATTACATTTACCACTGCACCTGCGAATGGTCTTACATTTTTCGCAGTTATTTTAGAAACAGGTATATCAAAAGACTATATTTCTTCTGGTATCATTGGTCCAACAGGTCTTTCAACTGGTGGATTTTCTTGGAACACTGGTGGTGATTTATACATCAGTGGTGTTGCGACAGTTGCAAATACAGGTACAGCAACAACAGCATTATATGTTTCAGGAAATGCTAGAATTGCTGGTATTCTGACTGTTGGTTCTTCAAGTATTACGTTTGATGGTACAAATAATAGAATTACTGGAACAGGTATTACAATTAGCAGTGGTGGTATTGTAGCAAGCGCAATCACTGCGACCAGTTATTCTGGTGATGGTGCAAATCTTACTGGTGCAGGATTAGGTCCAACAAGTAACATCAACACCACAGGTATCATCACTGCATCTAAATTCTCTGGTGATGCAACATACTTAACTGATATTGGTGGTGTAATTCAAGGTATTGTTTATAATCCTACTGTTGGTGCAACTGGTATTGCAGCCACAACAAACATTGATATTACATTTAACAAACCAATCAAAGCAGGTATTGGAACGATTACATTAAGAACTGATAGTGCATCAGGATCAATTGTTGAAAGTTATGATATTACTTCAAGTAATCGTCTTACAATCAGCGGTGCGAAGTTAACAATTGACCCCACTAGCAATTTAGGTGCAGGTACAACGCACTTTGTTGTAGTTCCTGCTGGTACAGTCAAAGACTTGTTTAATACTGGTAGCAATGCTGTAATTGATACTTATAGTTTCACGACACAATCTTTTACCCTGTTTAGTTTTGGAAGAAATCCCAATGGACAATTAGGACAAAATGATACAGTAAGACGTTCATCACCAACACAAATTCCAGGAACACAATGGAGTTATATAAACTCTGCAAACTATCATTCATTAGCAACAAAAACTGATGGAACTTTGTGGGCATGGGGATCTAATGCTTTCGGTAAATTAGGATTGAATAATACAACATATTGCTCATCGCCGGTACAAATTCCAGGAACATCATGGAGATTTATTTCTTCTGATTATAACACCACAATAGCAACTAAAACCGATGGAACTTTATGGGCATGGGGAAATAATGGTGCCGGAGAATTGGGACAATCTAATACATACAATCGTTCATCACCAATTCAAATTCCAGGAACACAGTGGGGAAATATATCTGCGACTGCAAGTGATACATTTGCAACTAAAACCGATGGAACATTATGGTCATGGGGATATAATAGTTATGGTCAGTTGGGACAAAATGATAGAGTAAATCGTTCATCACCAATACAAATTCCAGGAACACAGTGGAATAATATACAAACAGGATTCTATTCTACATTTGCAACTAAAACCGATGGAACTTTATGGGCATGGGGATATAATCATAGAGGACAACTGGGACAAAATAATACAACATATCGTTCATCACCAGTACAAATTCCAGGAACATCGTGGAATTCTATAGGTGGTTTTCTTCAACATTTTTTAGCAACAAAAACCGATGGAACATTATGGTCATGGGGATATAATAATGCCGGAAGATTGGGACAAAATGATACAGTATTTCGTTCATCACCAGTTCAAGTTCCAGGCACACAATGGAGTTCTATAAGTGCTGGTGGTCAACATTCACTAGCTACTAAAACTGATGGAACTTTATGGGCATGGGGTAGAAATTATTTTGGAGAACTTGGAGCAAATACCTCTGGTTCAGCAGCATATCGTTCATCACCAATACAAATTCCAGGAACATCTTGGAGTTCTGTTTCTGCTGGTTATCAAAGTTCATCAGCAATCAAATCACAATAAATACCTAAAAAACCATGAGCCAGTCTAATGCACAACTTGTAGCACCAGTTGGAATATTCACTGCATCAGGTATCAATGCATCTGGTGTTGTAACTGCTACTAGTTTTTCTGGTGATGGTTCACAATTACAAGGTGTTGGTGTAGGAACCACAGGAAGTATCAATTCATCTGGTATTGTTACTGCATCTGCTTTTTATGGTAATGGTGCTAATCTAACTGGTATTACACTGATTGGCCCAACAGATAATTATACAACAACAGGTATCATCACTGCTGGTTCTTTTTATGGTGATGGTATTGGTATCACAAATATTGGTGGTCCTTTAAGTCCAATCATTTATTCACCTGGTATTGGTGTAACAAACATAAGTAATGATACGAATATTGTTATCACATTCAACAAACCAATCGCAGCGGCAGCAGCAACAACAGGTATTTCAACAATTACTTTAAGAAGCGGTAGTGCATCAGGAACGATTGTTGAAAGTTATGATATTGCGAATGTTGCTGCTGGATCTAGCGTAAGTATTAGTGGTGCTGTTCTTACAATTAATCCAACGGACTCAGTAATCAGTGCTGGAACAACTTTTTATGTTGTTATACCTGCTGGAACATTACAAGACACAATTGATACAAGCGATAATACTGGAATTACAACTTATAGTTTTACAACTGCGGCACAGTATTTGCAGTTGTTTGGGTGGGGAAATAATCAATATGCTGAATTGGGTCTTAATGATGTAATATTACGTTCATCACCAACACAAATTCCAGGAACACAGTGGAATTCTGTAAATGGTGGTAATGAACATTCATTAGCAACAAAAACTGATGGAACCTTATGGTCATGGGGTTATAACCGTGGAACTTTAGGTATAAATGACGTTATACCACGTTCATCACCGGTACAAGTTCCAGGCACACAATGGAGTTCTATAAGTGCTGGTAGTCATTTATTTGCAACTAAAACTGATGGAACACTGTGGACATGGGGTGGTAATTTACTTGGACAGTTAGGACAAAATAACAGAGTAGATTATTCATCACCAACACAAATTCCAGGAACACAATGGAATTTTATAAATGCTGCACTTGGTATTTCACTAGCAACAAAAACTGATGGAACTTTATGGGTATGGGGAGGAAATGGAAATGGACAATTAGGATTAAATAATAGAATAGGTCGCTCATCACCAACACAAATTCCAGGAACCCAATGGAATAAAATTGCTGGTTCTAATACACTTGCAGTAGCAACCAAAACTGATGGAACACTATGGGCATGGGGTCGCAATTATCAGGGACAATTAGGACAAAATAATACAACATATCGTTCATCACCAACACAAATTCCAGGAACATCATGGAATTCTGTAAGTGCTGATAGTGTTACTACATTAGCAACCAAAACTGATGGAACTTTATGGTCATGGGGTTATAATTATCTGGGAAATCTAGGACAAAATAATACAGTACAATATTCATCACCAAGACAAATTCCAGGAACACAATGGAATGCTATTAATTATGAAAACGGGATTAGTTTTGCAACAAAAACTGATGGAACTATGTGGGCTTGGGGTCGAAATACTTATGGACAATTGGGATTAAATAATACAATAGGTCGCTCATCACCAACACAAGTTCCAGGGACACAGTGGACATCTTCAATTTCTTCGGGCAATCATTCCTCATTTGCTATCAAAACAGTAACATAAATACCTAAAAAACAATGAGCCAGTCCAAAGCACAACTTACTAATCCATTAGGTCCTGTAAATTTAAGTGGTTTAAGTGCGACTGGGGTTGTAACTGCTACAACTTTCATTGGTAATGGTTCTGGTTTAACTGGAATTGCACTTACAGGAAACATCAATACAACAGGCATCATTACTGCATCTGCATTTTATGGTAGCGGTGCAAATTTAAGTGGAGCAGGATTAGGACCAACAAGTAATATCAATACATCAGGTATCATCACAGCAGGAAAGTTTTATGGTGATGGAAGTTTATTAACAGATATTGGTGGAGCATTTACACCATTAACTTATAGTCCTGGTATTGGTCAAACAAATGTAGGTGTATCATCAAACATCACCATTACATTTAATAAACCAATTAAAGTTGGAACTGGTACAATTACTTTAAGAACTGGAAGTGCATCAGGAACGATTGTTGAAAGTTTTGATGTTACTTCTAGTAGTAGACTTTCAATAAATGCAGGTGTTTTAACGATTAGTCCAACAAATTCACTTGCAGGGTTAACTACACATTATGTTGTGTTACCAGCAGGAACAATTAAAGATACTTATAATATTGATAGTAATACTTTAATTGATACTTATAGTTTTACCACACAGATATCTAATGTTCTCTTTGTTTGGGGGAATAATCTTTATGGAGACCTTGGACAAAATAATACAACACAATATTCATCTCCCGTTCAAATACCAGGAACGCAATGGAGTTCATTTTCTGCCCGCCATGTTACATTAGCAACAAAAACTGATGGAACCTTATGGTCATGGGGATATGGACAACAAGGTCAATTAGGACAAAATAATCTAACACAATATTCATCACCAGTACAAATTCCAGGAACACAATGGAATAAAATTAATGCAGAAGGTTATATAAATTCACTAGCAACAAAAACTGACGGAACTTTGTGGGCATGGGGATATAATATTGAAGGACAACTGGGACAAAATAATCGAGCGAATTATTCGTCACCACGACAAATTCCAGGCACACAGTGGAGTTCCATAAGTTGCGGTGGTCATACATTAGCGACCAAAACTGATGGAACCTTATGGTCATGGGGTTATAATTATGCCGGAAGATTGGGACAAAATGATACAGTAAGACGTTCATCACCAACACAAATTCCAGGCACACAATGGAGTTCTATAAGTGCTGGTGGTCAACATTCACTAGCTACTAAAACTGATGGAACTTTATGGGCATGGGGAAGTAATCATTTAGGTTACTTGGGACAAAATAATACAACATATTATTCATCACCAAGACAAATTCCAGGAACGCAGTGGAGTTCGGTTTCTGCTACTTATGGTGGAGGAAATCAGTCTGTTGCAACAAAAACTGATGGAACATTGTGGGCATGGGGTTACAATGGATATGGAACATTGGGACAAAATGATACTACAACTCGTTCATCACCAATACAAATTCCAGGAACACAATGGAATCTAATAGAAGGAGGTAATAACTTACTTCTCGCAACCAAAACTGATGGAACACTATGGATATGGGGATATGGACGTGAAGGAGCATTAGGACAAAATACTACAATAAACCTTTCATCACCAACACAAGTTCCAGGAACACAATGGAATTTCGTGAATGCTGGTGGTACCTACATTTCAGGTGGAATCAGATCATAAATATCTAAAAAACGATAATGGCGATAAATTTTCCTGATAGTCCATCGTTAAATCAAATTTTCACAGATGCTACATCTGGTTTTACCTATCAGTGGAACGGAACTGTTTGGATCAACTATAACTATACTGCACCAGCAAAGATCTTAGAACTTGATGATATCAAAAGTTCTTTCAATGGTTCAACACAAACCTTTGCGCTTACAGTATCAGGTTCTGCTGCTACACCAGTCAAAGCAGATCAGTTAATTATCAACATTGGTGGTATTACACAAAATCCAGGAACTGACTTTACTGTATCAGGAAGTAATATTACATTCACAACAGCACCAACAACAGGTCTTGACTTTTATGGTGTTCTGTTAGGTGGTTCAACAAGCTTATCAGCAGTATCATCAAATACAGTAAGACCGGATTCATTTACAACTGGTGGACCAACATGGAATTCATCAGGTGATCTAAAAGTATCTGGTGTTACAACGATTGCAAACACTGGATCTGCAAGTACAGCACTGTATGTTTCAGGAAATGCTAGGATCACTGGAATTGTAACAGTTGGATCATCAAGTATTACGATTGATGGTGCAAATAATTCAATTCAAGTTGGAACTGGTGCAACATTAAATGCATCAGGTATTACTGTTGGTATCATTACTGGTACATTCTATGGTAGTGGTGCAGGACTTGCGAATGTTGGTCTCGGAACACAAGGAAGTTTGAATACAACAGGTGTCATTACTGCGACAAGTTTCTATGGTGATGGTTCTGGTCTTACAAATCTTGGTGGTCCTTTACAACCACTGACGTATTCACCTAGTATTGGGCAAACAAATATTTCTGATGTACCAACAATCGTTGTTACATTCAACAAACCACTGAAAATTAATACAGGATCAATTACAATCAGAAGTGGAAGTGCATCAGGTACAATCATTGAAAGTTTTGATGTAACATCCAGTTCTGCATTAAGTATTAATGGTGGTGCTTTGACGATCACACCAACAGTTGCTTTAGGTGCTGGTACAACACATTTTGTTGTATTCCCTGCGGCAGCATATAAAGATACTTTTGAAAGTTCTTCAAGTGTTGGTATTACAACTTATAGCTTTGTAACTGCGACACAGTATTTGCAGTTGTTTGCATGGGGTTCTAATTCTAACGGAACATTAGGACAAAATAATATAACAAATCGTTCGTCACCAATACAAATTCCAGGTGTTCAGTGGGCACAAATTGATAGTTACTACCACACAGCAGCAACAAAAACTGATGGTACATTGTGGGTATGGGGATCTAATGGTAACGGTAAATTAGGATTGAATGATAGTGGAACAATAACTGCACGTTCATCACCAGTACAAATTCCAGGAACATCATGGAATTCTATTAGTCTTGGATATGCTCATTCATTAGCAACAAAAACTGATGGAACTTTATGGGCATGGGGATATAACGGATTGGGGGGATTAGGGTTAAATGATGTAGCCAATCGTTCATCACCAAGACAAATTCCAGGAACACAATGGGAAAATTTGGCTGGTGGCTTATATGAGACCCTTGCAACCAAAACTGATGGAACTTTATGGTCATGGGGTTATAATGCCCAAGGACAATTGGGACTTAATATTAATAACAATTATTTTTCATCACCAGTTCAAGTTCCAGGAACACAATGGAGTAGACCATATAGTGGATATACGTTTAGTGGAGCACTAAAAACTGATGGAACTTTATGGACATGGGGAAGAAATCAAAGGGGAAATCTAGGACAAAATAATACAGTACAATATTCATCACCAAGACAAATACCAGGAACACAATGGAGTGCAGCTTCATTCGGTTATTATCATATTTTAGCAACAAAAACTGATAATACTTTATGGGCATGGGGCAGTGAAGGAGATGGTTCTATCGGACAAAATGATAATGTGGTTTATTCATCACCAAGACAAATCCCAGGAACCCAATGGTCATTGACCCAAAATCGTGGTGGTGGATATTTTAGTTTAGCACTTAAAACTGATGGAACTTTATGGGCAGTGGGTGGAAGAAATGGAAGTGGTCATTTAGGTCAAAACGACGATATACGTCGTTCATCACCAACACAAATTCCAGGAACACAGTGGTCTTCATCATCACAAGCATATGCAATTGGATATGCAATCAAATCAGTATAACATAAATACTTAAAAAACAACAATGAGCGTACCTGCGGTCAATATTGTAATTGAAAAGGGAACTGATTTTGAAGCAATTTATAATGTAACAAACAATGATAGTTCTGTTTATTCATTAACCAATCAAACAGCAACTGCAAAAATTCGTAAGCATCCCACTGCATCATCTGTTAAATCATTTCAAACATCAATTACAGTCGCAACTGGTGAAATTAAAATCTCTATGGGTTCTACGGTAACCGCAGAACTTACAGCAGGACGCAATTATTATGATGTAATCTTAACTCATTCAGCAACTGGTAAAGTTGTAAAAATCTTTGAAGGAACAGCAATGGTTCACGATACGGTGTCTGTATGACTTACAAAGTATCAGTTTCAACCAATAGTTATTCTGTAAAACAGAAAGCAGCAGCAAACTTTAAAGTATCTGCAATTTTAGGTTCAGGAGCATCAGAAGTGGCTAACCTATCAGACTTATCAGACGTTGATGTATCTGGTCTTCAAGATAACTATGTGTTAATTTATAATGCAGCAGCAGGTAAATTTGTAGCAGAAAATCCAGATAATGTGCTTTCTAATGCGGTTACTGGTGGATTACCAAACACCATTATAAATGAACTAGATACTGCGCTTGATGATAAAATTGATTTGGATGGTGGTGCCTTTTAAAATAAATAAATAGTAAAAATAGTGTAAGAAAAGATGGCTGCTCCTGTATTACAGTTTAAGAGAGGTCTTCTTGCTAATCTCCCTGGTTTAAGGGCTGGTGAACCTGGATTTACAACCGATAGTTACGACCTTTATGTTGGTATTGATAGTACCACATCAAATAATAAGTTCTTTGGTTCACATAGATATTGGACGAAAAATACTGCATCTACAGGTAGTGGTGTAAACTTTGTAGAGGGTACAACTAACGGTACTGATTTCATTACCTTAAAGGCACCTGATAGTCTTTCAGGTATTACAACCTTTACACT